TCATGCCAAGGAAGCAGCAGAAGCCCCGGCAGCGCAAAGCACACTGCGGCCAGAAGCGGGCGCAGCGGTTTTTCGGGCGAACCCGAATCTGGACCTGGGAAACCGACCGCGAGATCGGCAGCGATGCCCAGAACGCCGTGGCAGTTACCCGCACCATCAAAGGATGGGAGCCGCTGGAGCCAAAGGTGGCCAACGCAGTTACCCGCCACCGGAACAGCTGGATCGTGTGCGTGCGAGCGCTCTGTTGGGACGGGGCCGGTACAGAGTGGGTGGAGGAAGAAGTCCGGATCATGGAGAACCAGCGCCTCAGCGAGTTTAACGACCTGTACCACGACTTGCGGGCACGGGTACTGCAGGCGCAGCGATACGACCAGGTTGTCGATGTTGGCTGGATTGCCGGAACCTGGCTGAAAGACCCCAAAGACGAAGAGCTCACCCTGGTAGATCTGGGCGCATCGTCAAAAGCCCGTCAGCTGCTGTGGCGCCAAGTGAATGAGGATTACCAGGAAGAACGGAAAAGGGAGCTGGCAGCAGCATGAGATCGCCAGACGAAATCATTGAGCTGATTAAGAAAACGGGATTGGCCTACATCCACTCAAGCGGTTGCGCGGTGCTCAGTAACGGTACCTGGTTACAGCCTGAGGAATGGGATGTGTGGCTGGAACACCTGAAAGACGTGGAGACAGAATCATGAGTAAAAGCCCCCAATACGTAATCGGAAGTTCCGCCAGCGATTGCGAAACATCCTTAATGCTCAGCGCTACCACCAGCCCGGTGAGTACGCTGGCAACTGTGGCCGAAACCCTGCACTACATGAACGCCAACGGCATCGAAAAAATCAGCCACCGGAAGGCCCTTATGAAGGCGGGCCGAAAGGCGCTGAATGTCCTGGGGGATTCGTGATGGCCCTGACTCCAGCAGAACGAAAGCGCCGCCAGCGTGAGCGGGAAAAGGAACTGGATGTGCAGACCTACCGAATGGAGCTCACCGGCACAGAACGCTGGTGCATCCAGAAAGCTGCAGCACGGCAGGGCTACGAAGATCAAACCGAATACCTGCTTAGCCTGGTGTACGCAGATCTCAAAAAGCCCGCCAGCCGGGCCTGCAACTACCCGGAGTGCAACTGCCCGTTTGATAAGCCTGCAGGGGCGGAGTGTTACCGGGGATATGAGGAGAGGGCAGCGTGAATTCCAAAGATTACACAGAGCAAGAGCTGATGGATTACCAGGAACAGCTGGATAACCACGGCCCGACTTGTCCGGAGTGCGGCGAAGGGGCAATGAACGCGAAGAACCCGGCCGATCCTCACTGTGATGAATTCTACTGCGGTGAGTGCTTGTTCAATGATTCGGATAATGAGGGATAAATCATGACCTTTGAAGAATACGAGCATGAACACCTTTTCGCGCTGACCGAGTGCGCAAAGAAGTTGGTGCGTATGGGCTGGAATGCCCGGGGTGAGCACGGCAGTAGTCCGGAAAAGCCGGATAACTCAGGCAGCTCACAAGGAATCCTTGATAGCTCAGCATGCGAAGTATCTATCACCCAGGAAATGATCGAAGCCGGAGCCCAACGCCTGGTGGCCTGGGAAGACGGCAGCGAGTGGCCGGACAGCTGGGACAGCATGACTGTTGCAGCAGCCCGGAATGAAGCGGAGCGGGTGCTGAGATCAGCGCTGAATGCGCGGGCAGACCATATTCCTGACGTCACGAAAATGGTTCAGGGCGATTATATGCGCGCTGCATTTGAGCTCGATTACTCAAACAACATGGCGTGGCCGCAAGCCGTCGAGCGAAATCAGGACGGACAGTATAAATACGTCGGGGCAAGTGCAGCATGGGAAGCATGGCAGCGGGCGTGGGCGGCGTCCAAGCGTCATGTTTCCGACGCCGAAAAAATGGTCCGGGGTGGCGTGGCGCTGATGGGCGACGTGACCGACGAAGACGGCACCACCTATCACAAAGCCCTGGTTGTGCAGTTCGCCACGGTCGAGGATTTCCACGCAGCCATGAAGGCAGGACAGTGCCGGTTTACGGTGTTTGGGGGTGAGGTGTGAGCAAGGCAAGCATCGGCAGGAGACGCCTCGACAACTACCGTTGGTGGACGGCCAAGGATGATGCCCAGCTAACCGATCTGTACGGCACGCACAAACTCAAGGACATTGCCGAGATCATGGGTCGGAGCGTCAGTTCGGTGGCTAATCGGCGCGTCAAGCTGGGGCTGAGACGCACGCCGGAGCAGCAAGCGAAGATCGGAAACGGCTGTTTCAAGCCCGGCCAGAAGCCATGGAACACTGGCAAGAAGGGCTGGAAAGCCGGCGGACGGAGTGCGGAGACGCAATTCAAGAAGGGCGAAAAGCCATCGAACACATGGCGACCAATAGGCGCCGAGCGGATCTCAAAAGACGGCCTTCTCCAGCGCAAGGTAGCTGACACTGGCGACAAGAAAACCGACTGGCGGCCAGTCCATGTGCTGATCTGGGAAGCCGAACACGGCCCAGTTCCGGAAGGTCACATCGTTGTCTTCAAGGACCGGGATCAGCGCAACCTGTCACCGGACAACCTGGAGGCGATAACCAGGGCGGAAAACATGCGCCGGAACTCAATAGACAGATACCCTCCAGAATATCGCCAAGCGGCAATAACTCTCGGATGGTTTAAGCGGAAAATCAATAAAGTGGAGCGAGAGCAACATGAAAACAATCAGTGATCTGCGGGACGTACTCGGCAGGACCATGGAGGGCGTGTTGGATGGCAGTTACAGCGTCGAGCAAGCCAGAGCGGTGGCGCAGGTGGCGCAGGAAGTAAACGCCACGGCAAAGCTGGAAATTGACATGGCCAGGGCCACAGATGGCGACTTCAAAGGCTCGGGGTTTATCGACGTTGATCCTGGGCACGGAATCCAGCAGCGGAAACTTGAAGGGCGGAGGGGCGCGTGAACATCGAACTAAAACCAATCGCAGAATCCAAAATCCGCCAGCTGGGCGGCGAAGTATTTGGGGTTGTTATCCGGGACAAGCGCGGTCGTTTTGCAGCCATTACTGAGATGGGGTTTGTGACCTGGCTGGATGAAGACAAGGGCGGCGAATATGCGGCTTACCTTGAGGGCATGAATAGCCACCTAAAGGCTGAGCTGGAAGCCGCCCGCGCTCATGGTGGCGAGGTGGAGCCGGTGGCGTGGCGCGATCTGGAGATCGGAGAGCTTAAAAGAGTAGGAGATCGGTTCTTGGCCCACAGTGGCCGGTGGGTTGAGGTGACTGAAGATCACTTTGGCTTTGAAGATTCTGTGACTGAATGTACGCGGCCAATGCAGCGGCGTGTTCTGACCCACCCACCAGCCCCAGCTCAGGGTGGCCAGGGTGCGGAGGTGGATACAGTGTATGTAGATTGCCGCGAGTGTGACGTTTGCGGACACGCGGGCATCAATGATAGCCACGAATCATATGCGGCATGCCATAGGTGTGACTGGAGCGGGCCGGAGCCTGAGCAGGACCGGTGCCCCGGTTGTGACGAAGAAAATTGCATGGCAGCCGCCTGCCCGGAGTGCTCTGGATGTTATGTCTTGATCGCAGAAAAAACACTCACCACCCAGCCCCAGCCCGCCGTGCCGGAGGGGTGGAAGCTGGTGCCTGTTGAGCCAACAACCGAGATGAGATACGCGTACCACGAAGCCGAGCAGAGGTATCTGGAGGGCAGCATACCATCGCCAGATGGGCAGTGGTGGGCCATGCTTGATGCTGCACCACAACCACCAGCCGGACAGGAGGGCAAAGGCGATGAGTGATAACGGGAAGTCATACGCGCTGCATAAAGCCCTGCAGGAAATAGGCACCCTGAATGAAAAACTCCAACAAGCCGAGGCAAGGGTTGCGGAGTTGTCGGAAAAGTCGGACAGGCTGAGCTATGCAATCGTTCATAGTCTTACGGACAAACAGCAAGACCGCTTTGCGCGTCAGTTTGCCGAATTGCAAGACGCTATTGCAGCAAGCTCTTCTGTGGCATGGCTCCTCCGCAAGCAAGCCGAGGCGGTGGAGGCAGCAACTAACGAACACGAGATCAAGAGCCCAACCGATGATAGCAAATGCTACTCCGTGGCATTACGTGACTACGCTAAAAGGTTACGCCAACAAGCCGACGAAGCCGAGCGGGCGGGAGGTGAGAAGTGACCGAAACGCCAGAGACAATCTATCTCATCAAGGGTGAGGACGTAGACGGAGCGCCATGCATGGTCTGGTGCGACGATCCAGCGCCAAGCCACGACCATGACCCTGACGAGGCGGTGAAGTATATCCGGGCAGACAAGCACCAGGAGATCATCGACCGACAGGCCAAGGCGGCAAAGATGGGTATGGATGCCGCCAGGAAAAGCGCCGCGATCATGGAGCGCAACGCCAAGCAGATGCGGGCCGAATCGAGTCCGGAGGTTATCGAGAGTGAGCGGGCGGCGAACGCAATGCTGACTGACCGCGTTGAGGAGCTGGAAACCATGGTGAAGGTGTTCCGGGGCTGCATTGAAACCGGCGGTTTGCCGAAGCCGGGTAGCCCCTGCCAAATGAAGATATTTGAACTCGTCGGGGAGCGGGATGATGACTGACTACAAAACCAGGACAACCCAAATCATGGTGCACCCTGCAGACGACGACTCAACCCTGAGCGAGATGGCAACGACGGTCAGCATCGATGACGAGGGCGGCGGAGAGTACGTCAAGGCCGAGCAAACAAACACCGGCTCGATATTGATTAACCCGGACGAGTGGCCGGCCATCCGTGAGGCCATAGACCGGATGGTGAGCGAATGCAGGAGTGAGACATGAACCAGGCGCAACTATTCGAACCCGCAAAACCCGAAGCCAGAGCCGGCTGCAGCCCAGCCAGCAAGATCAACTATCGCGGCCACCTGATACCGGCAAGTTACCGGGAGACGGTCGGAATGCGGATTGAGTCCTGGCCCACGCTCGTGTGGTTGATGGATGAGATTCTGGAAGCGCTGCAGGGCGGTCCGATACTGAGCAGCGAACTGCATCAGCATGTGTCCGGCCCGGTGGCCCCCGGGGTGATCGCAAAGCACCGGCATTTGCTTGAGGAGTTGGGGTTGGTCCGGACCGTTTACCCGGGAGGCTCTCTGACGATGTATAGCGGCGGGTGCATCCAGGCAACTGTTGAGCTGGTGGAGGTGTAGCGTGACAAGGCCAGACCATTTTGTACCTCTACCGCCAGATAGGCATCGAGGAGGCTACCAGCCAAACATCAACTGCCTGCACTTTTACCGGGGCAGGTGTGCCCACCCTGCGGGCAGACGGACTTTTCTCCCGAATAGGCCATGCATCCTGACGGACGGGGCGGACGATCGATGCAATGGGTGTCGGTTCCAGGTCGAGAATCGGCGACCAAAGCCGCCAGTAAATCCGCCAGCCCCAGGGGAGGAATAGCGTGAAACTCATGAAAGCAACCCAGTTCCGGACCCGCTACTTTGAAAAGGGGAGTGAGCCGGACATGAAGACGCTGAAAAAGTGCATCGAAGAAGGTGAACTGCCAGGGCAGCGTATCGGCACCATCTATTACGTTGACCTGGACCGCCTGAAAGTGTCGAACAACCCGCTGGTGAATAAGGTGCTGGCAGCATGAGCCCAAGGCCACGTAGACCGAAGAACAAGGCTTTGCCGCCGAACCTGTATCCGAACAACGGTGGCAGGTCATACCAGTATCGGCATCCGGTGACCGGCAAGTTTCACGGCATGGGCTCGAACAAGGCCCAAGCCATAGCGGCTGCCAAGGAACTGAACGCGCACCTGATGCCGGAGAATGACCTGGTGGCGAAGGTGCTGGGCAATGTGACGGTCAGCCAACACATCCAGTGGTTCTTTGAGAACGTGGCGCCAGAGCGTGAATACAAGCCAAGCACGCTGGAGATGTACCGAGTTCAGGCCCGCAAGCTGGAAGCGGCCATGGGCGATGTGGCGGTTGAGGATGTGAGCGTTCAGGATATTGCCGAGCTGCTGGAGAAGTATTCGCCACGGTCAGCAAACCAGATCCGCCAGGTTGCCTCTGGGCTGTTCCGGGTGGCGGTTAGCCGCGGGCTCCGGTCAGACAACCCTGCCGAGGCTACGCTGAAGCGCCGGGAAAAGAAGGCCCGCCAGCGACTCACTCAGGCGCAGTATGACACCATTCACGCGCTATGCCCGGCATGGGCTCAGAACGCCATGGATCTGGCGCTGATTACCCTGCAGCGGCGGGGCGATGTGTCCCGAATGAAGTTCGACAACATCCGTGACGACAAGCTTTATGTGGTGCAGGAGAAAACTGAGAAGTACGACACGGGCTATCTGGCCATAGCGATTGGCCCGAAGTTGAAGCAGGTTATCCGCCGGTGCCGTGACGATCTGGCCAGCCCGTACCTGGTGCACAGAAGGCCAGAGCGCAAAATCAAAGAGCGGGATGGGATGGACCACTGGACACAGGTCAAGCCGCAGATGATAACCAGGGCATTTGCAGAGGCCCGGGACGAGTCCGGACTGTTCGATAATGTGCCCGAAAATGAGCGACCAACTTTTCACGAAATCCGGGCACTGGGTATCAAGCGCTACAGGGATAAGGGCGAAGATCCGCAGCAGTTGGCCGGCCACGCCAGTGCGAAAATGACCAGCAACTATGACTCTGGACACGATGAAATTCGGTGGGTGGAGGTAGCGGCAGAATAATTTTAGAAATATACACACAAAAGTGTTGCAATCGTTAGTTATGTGTGTATAATACTAATCATGGAGTTGAGCAAATCAGCCCACCGATCCGGCGGAACCGGAGACCGAAAGGAGAAATATCATGAAAACTGTAACCTACACCTCGGACATCGGCGTTGAACTGACCGTAAAGCGTCCGGGCGGCGAAATCGAAACCGTCATGCACCCGACCATGAAAAAGATCACCGATGATCAATTTCGCCAGATTCAGGAAGGTACGGCCAAGGCTGGCCGCGGAGAAGTGCTGAGCTACAAAAACCTGACCAAAACCAGCACTGTAAATGTTGATGACGTTATGACTGACGCTGATCGCGCGGTACAAAAGAGCTACGAGATCGGTCGCGCCATGACCCTGAACGGCACCAGCAAGTAAGATAGTCGCTGCCCGGCAGGGCGGCAGCCTCGGAGACTAGCCATGGATATCATCGAAGAAGCTATCAAAAAGCACGGCGCGAAGAAGGTCTATAACGCGGCGGTGGCCTGCATGGAAGGCGATAAAAATGCATTACCTGCCGTTGATCTGGGCGCCGCCAATATGGGCGCAGCTTACAGCATCATGCTCAAGGCGCACGATCAAATGTCAGCCGCAGATCAGGCCGCAGATTACTGGGACGCTCAAAGCAAACTGGATGATTTTGATGACACAAAAAGCTGACACGGCCGTCATCCATTTCGAAACCCGGCGAGAAAACAAAACCCGCTGGGTGAAGCAGGCGCAGCTTGAGGGCTTCGGCCTGGCCGACTGGATCACTGACGCACTTGAACAGCGTTGCCACGATTACAACATCCGCGGGATGCGTCAGCGCAAAGAGCGGGCAGCCGGGCCATCGGCGGGTAGGGCGCAAGCCTGGTTGCAGATAGCGGGCATGATTGCAACGCAGCGGGTTAACAGCACCGGCATCTGCAAATCGCTGGACATAAGCCGCAACTCGCTCACGCGGCATCTGGCGGACATGGAACAGGTGTATGGCCTGGTGACCGTGTACGTTAGAGACGACACCCGTAAGCCCGGGTGGTACGAAATCAGAAACTGGGGCGTCCTGAATGAAAAAGAAGTCATCCGAAGATACGGAAATTAAGCGTCCCGCACATCGCCCCCAGGAGATGGAGGGCGGCAAGCGGCGAAACATATACATAGACAATACAAGTTGGGAGATCGCCAAAAAGCTGGGTGGCGGCAAGGCCAGCGAAGGCATCCGAATCGCTCTGCAAATGGCCGTCAGCAAATAA